CGCGAGGTGTGGCTGGGATATGACCCGAGCCGCACCCGCGACAACGCCACCTTGGTGGTGGTCGCCCCGCCCACCGTCGCCGGCGAGCGCTTCCGGGTGCTGGAAAAGCACTACTGGCGCGGGCTCAACTTCCAGTTCCAGGCCCAGGAGATCTCCCGCATCGCCAAGAAATTCCGGGTCACGTATCTCGGGGTCGACGTCTCCGGCATCGGCGCCGGGGTGTTTGACCTGTTGAAGCCGGTGTTCAAAGGGGTGTGTCACCCCATCAACTACAGCATCGAGAGCAAATCGCGGCTGGTGCTCAAGATGATCGACGTGGTGGAGGCGAACCGCATCGAGTGGGACAGCTCGGACAGGGACATCCCGCTGGCCTTCCTTGCCATCAAGCGCAGCACCACCGGCGGCGGCCAGATGACGTTCCGGGCGGCGCGCGACAACGTGACCGGACACGCCGATGTGTTTTTTGCCATCGCCCACGCCGTGGCGAATGAGCCCCTCGATACCCACCGCAAACGTAAATCCACCTGGGCAACCAGCCAGGAGAAGAAGGCAGCATGACCAAGCGACAGAAACAACAACCGACCCAGGCGGTCGACTCACCCCACCGCAGCGCCGTGGCTTTCAGCATGCCAGAGGCCATCGACCCCACGGCCTGGATGACCGATTACACCGGGGTGTTTTACAACCCCTATGGCGAGTATTACCAGCCCCCCATCGAGCGCAAGGGGCTGGCCAAGGTGGCCCGGGCCAACGCCCACCATGGGGCCATCCTGATGGCAAGGCGCAACATGGTAGCGGGGCGCTTCACCAACCAGCGCGTTACCATCACGGCGTTCGTGCACAACTACCTGCAGTTTGGGGATGCGGGCCTGCTTAAAATTCGCAATGGGTTTGGCCAGGTGGTGGGGCTGCACCCGCTCTCGAGCGTCTACCTGCGCCGGCGCGAAGATGGCTGCTTTGTCTACCTGCAGCAGGGCAAGTCGAACCTGATTTACCGCCCGGAGGATGTGATCTGGCTGGCCCAGTACGATCCCGAGCAGCAGGTCTATGGCATGCCCGATTACCTGGGCGGCCTGCAGTCGGCCCTGCTTAACCAGGACGCTACCCTGTTTCGGCGCAAATACTTCCTCAACGGCGCCCACATGGGGTTCATCTTCTACGCCACCGACCCGAACATGGATGACGACACCGAGGAAGAGATGAAGGAGATGATCGCAAGCAGCAAGGGGGTGGGGAATTTCCGTTCGATGTTCGTGAACATCCCCGACGGCAAGCCGGACGGCATCAAGCTGATCCCGGTGGGGGACATTGCGACCAAGGACGAGTTCGCGGCCATCAAGGGGATCACCGCCCAGGATGTGCTGACATCCCATCGCTTCCCGGCGGCGCTGGCTGGCATCATCCCGACCAATGGCGGGGGAGGGCTCGGGGATCCAGAGAAGTACGACGCCACCTATGCCCGGAACGAGGTGCTGCCGCTGTGTGAGCTTATCCAGGATACCATCAACAGCGCGGGACTCCCTCGCTCCCTCTGGGCCGATTTTCGGGAGAATATAGGCTCCACTGTATAAACAAACAGTGTTCGCTATGGCAAAATAGGTCGTTGATTTTTATGGCGAAGGGGGGATCTGATGCGGGTTTATTGCAAAGTGTGTGGCCAGCGGGGCCGCATTACCAAGACCAATCGGCTGAGCACTGATGTCTCGGATCTCTACTGCCAGTGCACCGACGCCGAGTGTGGCCATAGCTGGGTGGCCACCTTGTCGTTCGCCCACACCCTAAGCCCCTCGGCCAAGACCACGAACCAGCTGGTGCTGAGCTTGATGGGCTCATTGACGCCAGAGGGGCGGCAGCTGGTACTGAAAGTAATGGGGGCGCAATAGCGCCCCATTACCTACTCACTTTACAGTGTTATAAGATGTTTATGTGGGCTTAATCTAAGAGTATTAAACCTACACATCAAAGAAATGGTGCGGAGAGGGGGAATCGAACCCCCTACGTTCTCTCTTGGCAAGTTGCACAAATTCATAAACGTTAATCTCTCGTTTGGGTTGGAATTTTTTCTCACCAGAGACTCCGCAGGAACGCAAATCCGCACCAAACACATGCCATTACCGAGGTAAAGAAAGCGATTGAGTTTTTCATAAACACCCCCAGAGCTATTGCAATAGAGCCAAAGATAGAAGCGAAGACTTCCAACCCAAACGAGATCACGACGTTTACTTCAATGTGTACCTGTACCTCCAAGCCGGTTGTGCCAGCATTGACATGTTGAATCCACATTATTGTGGGTGCTTTGCTTGGCTTACTTTGATTCTTAATCTTGAATAATAATGTTCTTACCGCCAGCTTTAACAATACGTATTAAGCTATCCGTGGAGTGTTTGCCCAAGCCCATGAAGGTAACCGTAGAACCTGACTCTACAGCAGCCTTAGCAACGCGAACCATACTGTCTGTAGTCAATTTTTCGCCGTTGATATTCATGTTTCCGCCAGCTTTTATTACGCGGATAATGCTATCTGTAGTTCTTGGCACTTTTACCTCCCAATATGGGTGAAACAAAATAGCGATTAGATGGGAGGCTACTTAACACGTGAGTATTGCCTCCGAATAACACAGCATCTATAACTGAATTGGTAGAGAAAAATAACTTTTAAATCATGTTATTACTAACATATGTCAATTGTCTAGATGTATTCGTTTGATATTTTTTGGCGTTGTTTCGGCACCACCTGATGCAGTGCTGAGTCGTATATGGGATGGAGTTGTGCTGCGGATTCCGGATTCGCGCGATCGGTTGGACTACCCGACGCTATCCACAAGGTGGCGCTTGCCCACGGGGCGGCCATCGGCGAAAAGCAGAGGGAGTATCGGCTGGGATGGGGGGCCTTTAGCCATCTGCTTGAGGGCTTTCTGGCGGCCGGGAATGGCTTGAGGTAGGGGAGGGATCCCCACCAGTTCCAGCTGGTATACCCGGCGCATCATGGTGATGGCCACCCCTCTGATATGAAGCGGTTGCTGTTGCAGCCATTCAAGCATCCTCTCCGGCGACCATGCCGGGGTGCCGTCAATCCGGGGTCCCATCCGGTATATTTGACCCTCCAGTGCCTCATACTGTGGCGCCGTCAATGGCCTCTAGATATGGGGTGTGGCGGGCAGCTCGCCCTGCAGGGCTTCCAGCCTGGCACAGAGATCAGTCACACAGTATCTCGCTCATCAGTTCATCAAACAACTGGCTCGGCGCATCGTGTTGCTCGGCCCGGTCCAACTTATCCAGTACGCGCCAGAGCTCACACCGATATGGATTGGGCAGCGCTGCAATCCACTGCTGGCATGCCGCGAATCCGCAGGAGTTGAACAGCTCGTAGCAATCCATCACCAGTGTCGGCCAATGTTCATCATCAGGCGGAACGTTGTCGGGCTGCTCGTCCGGTTCTGGTGTCCCGACCATGGCACGCAGCCATTCCAGCTCGATAAGGGGGCCGTCATCGCTCGATGGGGTCAAGCGGCTCGACTGCACCTGCCCGTTCTCCAGCCAGAGGGTGAAACCGTCTGCCGTGACATTGGCGCCAGCCCTTAATCGGTCGATGGAGAAGGACGATAACCCCCACTGTTCCCTCATGATCTGGTCTGCGAAGGCATCAGGATCCGGCCGCGTACAGTTATTGTCAGAGCTCCAAGGTGCCGGGCTGTCGCCCGTCTTAACCCCAACCCCCCAAGCCGAACCCTCGGCGGCCTTAGTGGCCTCAAAGGTGCCGGCAGGCACCACTTCCCACCCGGTCAAACGGGTGCGTACACCCAGGCGGGCGGTGTGTAGGCCCATCAGGCGCTTGATGTCTTCGCCATAAGCGTTGGCCTGCTCCTCGATGAGGTGGGCCAACTTGATGGGGTGTTCGGCCCGGGTCGCCAGGGCGCCGCCCATGGCCTGCAGGTAGCAGCGGAAGATGCCGTTATCAGCAGCAAAGCGGGCGGCCTCAAAGCGTGGGTCTTGCAACACCGGCTTGGGGGGGCCCACCAGATCGCCATGCTTCTTGGCGTTGCTGATGCGGCGCAGCTCGCGCCACACCCCGACAGGGGCGCCGCCGATCTGCTGGAAGGTGCGGATCCCCCACCAACTGGCCCAGGCACATGCATGCTGGGCACCTTGATCAGCGGGGGTGTCGGACTCCTGATCACCATCCACATGTTCACCGTCGATGTTCTTGGCGATATAGGCGGCGATGTAGCCGGTGGCGTCTCCTTTGGCCGGGTCTATCTCCTTCCAGTCAAAGCGGGGTTTGATGTCGGTGAAGGGCGGGCGCCCCTGGATCTCGCGCACCAGCTCCTGATGATCATCGGTGAGGGCATAGCGTTGCAGGGTGCTGATCACCCGCCATTTGTTGGCAGGGCGCATAAAGAGCAGCATGTGCCAGTGGGGGGTACCGTCGTGATGTGGTTCGCACACCCGAAAGCCGTAGACGGGGGCATCGGCCCGCTTGAGGGCGGCCCGAGTCAGGCTCCATAGCTTGGCCAGATAAGCGCAGGTTTCCCGTGGCGTTACCCCTTCATAGCGCTTGTTCTCTACGGTCTTGCCGTCGTGCTTCTGTGTCCAGGCATGAAAGCGGGAAGGGGCCGTCCAGGTGAAGAAGACCCCCACATGGCCCTGCTCTTCGGCGTAGTCCTCAAAGCCGCGCATCCGCACCATCATCTCGTTGCGGCGGTTGACCGGGTTGGCGTTGCTGGCCTCCCAGCAATCCTTCATCGAGATCACTAGGTCATGCTGGGTGTTCATCACCTCCGACTCGGCCAGCCAGCGCATCATGGCGCGCTTGCGCTCGCGCACCACCTTCATGGTGGCGTTCGACACATACGCCGAGACTCCCTTACGCACCTTGCCGAGCACGATATTGATGTGCTCCTGCAGTCGGTCCCAGGTGCGGTTGATCCGCTTTTCCCACCACTTGGCAGAGAGCAGGCGCACCATCACGCTCAGGATCCAGTTATCACGCACCTCCTCGGTTTTGAATTCGGGCAACTCCCCTATAAAGCCCCACTGGTCGGCAGGCTGGCGGATGACCTCCCATGCCAGCAGCAGATCCGGCTCATCGCCGGTTTTGATACCCTGCTCGATGTTGTGCCAGATGGCGGCCGTCTGGTTGGCGAACTGATGCGCCACCCGCTTGCGGCTCTCTTCATCGCGCAACGCCTGCGGGTCCACTGGCAGGGCCTGGATAAGGCCGCGCACCATCTTGGTCCGCTCACGAAGCCAGATGTTGCCATTGCGAGCATGGCGGGAGCTGCCATCTTTACGGCGTCGCACGTATTGCTTGAACAGGGTCAGGCTGAGTTGGGGGGAGAGGCCATCGAGAAGCTGCACGGCCCACGCCAGATCAGATTGGCCGGGTACGCCAACGAAAGCGGCGTCAAGATTGACGCCGGGCAGAGCATTGGAAAGGGTATCGATACGCTGCCGCAGCGTCCTTTTCGACAGGGGCAACCGGGTGGCTGTTCGACTCATTGGATGGCGGTACCGGACAACAAGGTGATGCGGAATTGGCAGCCCTGGATGGTCTGCTGCGCATGGGCTTTCATGCGGCGAGCTGCCGCGCACTGGCGCAGCAACAGCGTGATACTGGCTCGGGGGCGGGCAGGCAGCCGGCGCGCATTGGCCAGCTCCTTCTGATATAGACGCAGCCTCGCTGCATCTTCCAGATAGGTCTCTTGCCAGCGGTGCATCAGGCTGGCCAGTTCCTGCTGCAGCTGATGAGTCACTGGATCACCTCACCTTGTCCGTGCAGCGGGGCGCACTCGTGCCACCAGTCGCCTATTTCCCTGGCCAGGGCTGTTTCACCCTGGCCCAGTGCCAGCCAATAGACAGATCGCACGGCCCCGAGCGCCAGCAGCTCCCGGGCAATGTCTCTATCACCCCGAACTTCGCCACCGGCTGCGATAAACTCGGCGCGGGCCGCTAGCCAGTGAGTGACCAGCGGGCCATGAGCCGGGGCCATGGCTGGCCCCTCTTCGTCATCGTCCTCACCGCTGTCGTCATCCAGCAGGGCGGCCGGATTGCAGGTGGCGACCAGTTGGATCTGGATATACTGCTGACCGGAGTAAATCCCGCCCAGGGCGATGCGGTTATCTTCGGCGTTGGCGGCGAACATGTCGGCCAGCAAGCCCTCGATGAGCTTGGGGGCCTGACGGACAATCTTGATGGCGTCGCTCATGCCAGCACCTCCGGCGTGGCGATGCCGGTCAGCAGCCAGTCGCAGTGATGTTTCAGCTCCGGGTGATTGGCGATCAGCAGGAACAAGCCCCCGCCGATCTCGCGGTATCCCAGCTCGTAGTTCTTGAGCGTGGTGGGAGGAATGCCGAGCTGATCGGCAAACTTGGGACGGCTCAGCTTCAACTGCTCTCGCAACTGGCGCAGGCGCTTGGCCGCATGGTGGTTGAGCAGGTTGATCTGGGTTGGTTGTGCGTTCATGGTCAGGCTCCTTATGAAAGGGTGCAGGGGTTGATGCGGCTGAACAGAGAAGCCCAAGCCAGTGCGGTGGTGCGTTCCATAAGCGCAACCCCGTCAGGATGTTGGCTAAGACGGGTGCCATAGCGGCCCGTCAGCTTGCGTTGCTGGATGCGAAGGTTGCGCAGGGCGCAGGGGATCGCTAAAGTTGCCATGTCGACTTCCTCATACGTTGTTGATAAAGGCCCGCTTGGAGTTGCCGCTCCGTTATGCGGGCTTTTTACTGCCCGATAGGGCGTGGGCCTTGCCCGGTCATCTGGCTTGCTGCCAGCACGGCGCGCTTCAAGCGAAGCCTTGCCGCTCTCTCTTTCTTCTCCCTCTCGATATCCCTGATGGATCTGGTACTCAGTGCCGGGTGCCAGACTTTGCTGTCACAGCCGCCGCGAAACTCCCCCTGATACTCCAGTGCGATCACCGCCAGCCTGATCGCCTCACGTTGTGCATGGGGCAGGGCTGACAGGGTGGCGGTCATCAGTTCGCCCCGCGACTGGCGGGCGATGGCACAGATGGCCGCTTTCTTGGCCTGGCCCAGTGCCAGCCAGTCGGTGTCCAGGCTTAAGCGTGTTTTGCCGAACAGCTCGCGCAGCAGCAGGCAGCCGGCGGTGTTCATGGCGATCTGTTCGGTGGGCGTCAGGCCCGCCAGATTGCGTTGTTCATGGTCGATGCGTTGCATGGTGGTTTCCCCTTCACATGGTCGCGGCCTGCATCAGGATGTCTGATGCACAGGCCAGGGCGGGCACCGCCTGAAAGCGGGCCTCGATGTCGTGGATCAAGATGGCGAGCGACCCCATGGCCGAGGTGGCCACGCTCACCAGGGTGTTGCGCTCCGAGCGGGTGATCCGGCCGCGGTCGGTCAGCTCCAGGGCTCGCTGGCCAATGCTGGCGATCTTGGCGTTCAGATCGATGGCCTGATGAGGCAGGGAAGGGGCCCGTTCTGCCTGGGGGATGGCAACAGCCGTCAAGCCACAGCCAAAAAGGGCTCCATCGAACAGGGTTTCATCGCCCTCACTCGCCTGGGTGATGGCAATCAGCTCGGCCACAGTCAGTTCATGGGGCTGATCGGGGTTTAACTTGTTGCGCAGGAGCTGCGGGTTAATGCCTGCCCGCTGGGCGATCTCGGCCATGTTGTGACTGGCCGCAAAGCGTTGGCAGGCGCTGATCCAGTGCGGATGTTTGCTGGTGTATTCGGTAAACATGCGAGCTTCTCCTTGACCCGTTATGGTGTTTGCAGGTTCACGCGAGCGTCATGGTGACGTAGCGCTCGGCCTGATAACGGGCCTGCAGGAACAGGGCGTAGAGGTTGACCTCGCGAGGAGCGCCCGGGCCGTCTTGCAAGATGGGCAACTGGCCGCGGTCGGCGCGCTTTTTAACGGCCCCAATCGTCAAGCCCTGGCGCTTGGCGTACTCCTCCAGGCTTTCACTGACGCGATTGCCAAAGGGGTAATCGAGCGGCAACTGGCTCACATCGCTGGGGATACGGATGGGTTTGATTCGAGTAACCATGGTGAATCCTTCTCAGGGGGTTCAAACACAGGGGGTTGGTTGTTGCGGGGTACTGCGCGCGCTGGCCTTCAATTTGCCGCCGGTCAGCACCTCGATCTGGTAGGCACGGCCTTGGGGGATGGTTTCGTCCCACTTGCTGACAGCGGCGTGAGAGATCCCAATGGCCTTGGCGATGGCAGTGATGCTGCCGAAGTGTTCTAAGACGTCATGTTTCTGCATTTCCGACCTCACAAAATATAACTTAAGGATCATCAATGGCCGAAGCGTAACTTATGTAATAAACGGGAGTCAAGAGAGTTTGATACTTAAGTGCGATTTTGGAGTGGTAACTTAGGTTTCATGGAAACGATCAATGACCGCATAACTGCCAGCCGGCAGGCACAGAAAATGAGTAAGGCTGAGCTTGCCCGACGTGTGGGTATTTCCCATGCGTCTGTTAGCAAGTGGGAGTCGGGACTTAACCAGCCAAAAGGCCGCTATCTCAATGATTTAGCGGCAGCGCTGGGGGTCACTGTTGACTGGCTTTTGACTGGAGACGGGGAGGCGAGGGGACAGCCTGCACCAGAGGCGATGCCCGGATATCACAACGTCGAACCGGCCGTGATCCCGCAAGGTACGCGCGTGCCTGTGCTGAGTTATGTTCAGGCCGGCCACTGGCACGAGATGTGCGAGCAGGCCACTGCCTTCGATGGCAACGTCGAGTATGTGACGGCGGGGGTAGATGTTGGCCCTTGTGGTTTCGGTCTCTGGTTGCGTGGCCAGTCGATGGAACCCTTCTTTAAGGAAGGCGACCTCATCATCGTTGACCCTGACGAAGCGCCCCAACCAGGGGATTTCGTCGTGGCCAGGAACGGCAGCGAAGAGGCCACCTTCAAGAAGTACCGGCCCCGCGGCATCGACGAGAGCGGACAAGAGGTGTTTGAACTGGTCCCCCTCAATGACGATTTCCCCACCATGCATTCCGACCGGCAGCACATCCAGATCATCGGCGTGATGGTAGAACACAGATCATATAGAAAAAGACAAACAGGGCGCTAAATTGCCCTGTTTTTTTGTTTTTGGGAGCTAGCTGTTTGTTAGCTATGAGAATGTAAATAAAAGAGTGCCACGTTATGACACAACAAATAGAATCAAGTATTTCTGATGGACAGAAGAATAGCTTTCGAATTACAGATTTTATTTTTCATATAATTGATGTTGAACGCCAAGAAAATGAAGGTGTTGTTTATCTTGACGAAATCGTTTTGAATGAACGGCAAAAAGAATTTTTTCTTGAAAGAATAAAAGATGCTACCTCTGGCACTCAATATTTGTTCTCTACCCCCCAGGTTTCACTTAAAAGAATAATAACTGATTTAGAAGACCCAGAGCATGAGCTGACTTTCGATCAGTTTTCTCAAAATGTGACGGCGGATTTCGCTAAACATCATAGCGGGAACATGTCATCTGGCATATTTGTTGTGTGTAAGATTGACTATAATGTTTCCAATGGAAAAATAGGAAAGTTTGTTTTCCTAGTTAAAATGGATAAACAATCATCATTCAAGTATAGTTTTATTGAGCGTGATGGGCGACGAATAGCAGTAATAGAAGAAAATGAAAATAGTCTTGGTGAGAAGAAAGATACAATCCAAAAAAGTGCGCTAATTGATGTCTCGAGTCAATATGCTTGGCATGTATTAGCTTATGATAGAACGAAGAAACCAGACTTGAGTGACTATTTCAGAGAGTTTTTAAATGTTGAGCCTCGGTTAACTAATACTACGTTAACTCAGAAAACACATCGAGCAGTTAGGCGATGGGCAAAAACATTGCCATTAGAGTTTTTAGCGGATGGTGAGGATGCAAATACCTTATCTGGTCGGTCATTGAATTATTTGCTAGATAATATTACCTTTGATACAGATAGATTTATTGAAACTGTAATCAGAGACTCTGATCCAGAAAGAAGGCAGCGTGCAACGGCATCATTAAGAAATACTCTAATTGAAGAAGGTATTGCTGGCCAAAGCTTCACGATTATGCCTAAAGCCATAACTCTGAAAGACAGAAAACAGGTTTATCTGACGGAGGAAGGTGTTACTATATATTATGAAGGTCCAGCAGATGCTGCAAATATAGAGGTAAAATCATTAGAAGATGGTTCATCAACAATAACAATAAAAACAAGTAAATTAACAATTAGGTAATGGTGAATTGGCGTGAGAGACTTAACTAAATTACTGGAAATTTTACAGAGGTTGAAATCTTTATCACAGGTCTATTGTGAGGAATCTGCACGAGTGCGGATAACTGGTGACAATCTTAATAAGTCTATCCGTCATTGCTTCTCTGCATTCTATGAACTTTGCAGAGAATTGCAAATCCCTGAGCCAAACATAAGATGTGCAGAAGATTATTTCCATGAAGAAGATTTTGATGATGATCACTTAGATGGAGAAGAATGGGTTCTGTTCTTCAGCAAAGCAGCCCTTGTTTCTGATGTAAGTTACCGAGAAAATGAGAGTAAATATATTTTCTTATCTCTTTCCTCATTTAATGAAATAATGTCTGATTATGACCCCTTTAGATTCGACACACCATCTTCTTTAAGGTTGGATAAGAAAACAACAATTATTATTGTTGGACTCGCTACTGCATTCGGGAATAACGAAGTTTGGTATGTTCCATATGGTCAAGAAGAAATATTAGATTTTTCTATCGCTGACTTTCCAAATAGTGGTGATATCAGTAGCCTGATTCGCACAAACAGCGCTGACGGTATCAGGGTGAGCCCTGAGTTATTTTCACTAACTTGGGGTGATTATCATAGTGATGATGTTTTGCCACTAATAAGAAAATTATCTGAAGTTATGGTGGCATGTCTTTCTCAGGAAATAAAAAAAGAGAATGGACATTACTTTGTTACCATTCGAGGGGCAAAAAAAGTAACATTAAAGTTATGTTCTCAGAATGCTTTTGTATCAATAAATTGTTTTGACAATATCATGAATGCCATAAGGTGGATATACTCAGAACGAGCAGAAACGAGACTTCAGCTAATTACTGATCGTTTGTCAATTGATGCAAGCTTAGAAAAATGTTTTTTGACTAATGTTTGTGAAAACATTGATTTTGCTCTGCAGCAGGCCAGGGATAGCTATGCCTTTGTAATATTGGAGCGCAAGGATTCATATTATAAAGAGTTGCGTGAGATAATGAAGGACATGAAATCTCAAGCAGATTTATATGCGGCTAAAGTAAGAGATCTGATCGGTTCTTTAGCTCGGGATGCACTAGGTGTTTTACTATTCGTATCTATGTCTTTTATTGGTAAGTTTGATCGAAAGCAAATACATGAATTGTTATCAAGCAATGAAGCAGGTTTAATGCTGAAATGTATCTCAATATATCTAGCGATTACGTGCTTTGTTACACTGTTTATTCACTGGCGTGATGCAACGCTTTCGTACAAAGAAAGCCGAACATGGCTTACAGTATTACAGCAATATTCATCAAGTGAAGACAGAGTGCAGCGTTTTATAGAGCCATTAACATCACGACTGATCACATTGTTTATTGTCGGTGCATTCACTGCGATTGTTTATACCGTGCTTTCCATAATAGTTTGGAATCTACAATTTGTTGTTGAGCTTCTATTATCTCAATGAATGTAATATTTCATATTCTTTGCCAACACTTATAAAATTATAAAAAAATCGAAGTCTTGATTGGATTGATTGAATTGATTGGAAAGACTGGGTAATTAACTAACAGTTGGCTAACCCATCCATCACATCGAGCTATTGAGTACGGTTTTTATAAGATTACCTTTTCCTCCCGTATACGTTTTGTCATCCCCATTTCCCCATGTATGCCTTAACCTGAGTTAAACACTGCTAACCATCATCAAATGCTGTATAAAACCACAGTGTTTTGGTGGAGGGTGATGACAGTGAAAGTGCAGTGGTTGGGTATGGTGTTGATGTGCGGTCCGCGGGGATGGGTAAGCGCCTTCCTATATAAGGAGGGGCAATGAGCATCAAGTCCACGCCCGAGGGGTACCTGGTCGATATCCGCCCGCAGGGGAGGGAGGGCAAGCGGATCCGCAAGCGCTTCAAGACCAAGTCCGAAGCCCAGCAGTTCGAACGTTGGGTGATCGCCACTGAACATAATAAAGAGTGGGTGGATCGCCCGGCAGACAATAGGCCGCTCTCAGAGCTTATCGAGCTCTGGTGGCGCTACCATGGCCAGACCCTGAAAGCAGGGGAGGCGGTACGTAAGAAACTCCACAATATCGACGCCGCACTACGCCACCCGTTGGCAAGGCAGGTGACCCGGGCGCTGTTCTCCGAGTATCGGGCGCAGCGACTGCACGCCGGCCGCCAGCCCAAGACGGTGAACCGTGAGCAGGAGATGCTGGGCGGGGTGTTCTCGGTGCTCATTGATCTCGGCCATTATCACCATGAGCACCCGCTCAAAGAGATGAAGAAGGTCAAGCTGGTCGAGCGGTCGATGGGCTACCTGACCCAGGACGAGATCGGCGACGTGCTGGCCGCGCTATCCGGGGATAACCTGAAGGTGGTCAAACTCTGCCTGGCCACGGGGGCGCGTTGGAGTGAAGCGGCCAATCTGCGCCGCGAGGATGTGCTGGCCAGCCGGGTGACCTACATCAACACCAAGAATGGCAAGAACCGCACAGTGCCGATCTCGGCAGAGCTGTGCCAAGAGATAACGAATGGGGTTAATCGCGGCCCGCTGTTCCGTGACCTCGACTATATGTTGGTGCGTGATGTGATCAAGTCAGTGGCGCCGGACCTGCCAGCAGGGCAGGCGGTGCATGTGTTCCGGCACACTTTTGCATCACATTTCATGATGTCGGGGGGCAACATTCTCGCGCTGCAAAAAATTTTGGGCCATCACAACATCCAGCAGACGATGACCTATGCTCACTTCGCACCGGATTATCTGAGCGATGCGGTGCGCTTCAACCCGCTGGAAAATCCACTGCCTGCCGCATGA